ATTGCTAGGCTCAATACAATCAGTTTACTCAAATAGATTATAATTGCTGTACATCCTGCGGCCAAACAAGAAATTCAGAATGAAGAAATTTATATTTATATGCAGGCTAAAACGCCTCAGAAGGGACTTAAACTATCGCGGTGTAGAAAGTGCATTAAGGTATATGAGATACGAAACATTGCTAAATAAATATCATGAAATAAGTGATTTATTTCCACTTGCATTAAAAACATACCCTAATATTTTAAACCCGTAAACAAAATGGATAAAGACAAATCAACGGCATTGTCGGCTGAGGAAATATATAAAAAGAATTACGATTACTATATGTCTAATTATATGGAAATGGGAGTTAATCATCATTCTGCTATTATATCGGCAATGCAAGAATACGCCGCCCAGCAGCTTAAAGAAAAGGAGGCTGAGATAGCGGCCTTTATAGCCGGAGCCACCTCCGAATCAGCCAGTGACTACTGGTATGCCAAATTTCAGGAAGAACAGGGGTGGGTGAAGGTGGAGGATAGGTTGCCAACCGATGAAAATAGAACCGAATACTTGTGTTATGATAGTTACCACAGAAAAAGACGTGTACTTGTATTTAATCCACATCTTGAATGCTGGGATAATGAAGACGGTGATGATTATTATACTGATTTAGTTGGCGGGAAGGTCAGTCATTACCGTCCATTACCCCCATTGCCAACCCTATAACAGAGAGATTATAAACTGAAAATAAATAAGATGAAGACACAGCATAATTTAAAAACAATAAATCCATATTTCGGACAAGTCAAAGAAGGAGTAAAAACATTTGAGATCCGAAAAGACGACCGTGATTTTAAGGTTGGTGATTACCTCCATTTGAATGACTACGATCCGCTTTTCAATAAGCTGACAGGTATAACTATCACAAAGAAAATAGGTCATATTTTGCGTGATGCCGAACAGTTTGGATTAATGCCTGGATTTTGCATTATTTCGTTTGAAAAAGAATTTTCTATTTATAATAACATAGATATTTCGACTGGAATAAGTGCAGCGGTTCGTAAATATATGCAAATGCCTTCTCACGAACAGGTTTATTTATGGAAGCAATGCGGTTACCCAAACCAATACAATTTGGAAGTTAGAATGGATGAAAACAATAAACAGTTTACCGGCTGGATAAAAGAAAACAATTTACAGGACGTATTTATAGTTTATACAAACAATTATCTACTTTCCAAAGATTAACCAACAGCCCTGGGCGGCTTCGTAAAACCAAAAAAATAAAATGGAAAACAAAATAGAATACATCGCAAAGGCTTGTCATGAAGCCAATCGTGTTTGGTGTCAAGCGAATGACGACAACACTCAAAATCATTGGGATGAAGCAGAACAATGGCAGCGCGATAGTGCAATTACAGGGGTAAAATTCAGAATTGAAAATCATGATGCCGGACATGATGCGCAACATAATTCTTGGATGAAAGAAAAAATTGATGCCGGATGGGTTTACGGAGAATTAAAAGATGCTGAAGCAAAAACTCATCCCTGTATCGTTCCATTCGATCAATTGCCAGAATTTCAGCGAAAAAAAGACGCATTATTCTGCGCTATTGTTGACGCTTTGGCTTTTTAAAAGTAAAGTAATATTTTAATTATAACCGACCTGTGTAAATGGGTCGGTTTTTATGTTTTTATTCAAATTGAATTAAAATTTGTAATTTTGCTTTAATGGGTGGCAAAAGAAATAAGTACTTAGAAAACTGCATCCCGGCATTATACCGCCGCGAAACAATGCACATTATAATATTTACCTTTATTGATACATACCGCCTTTTATACCCAACTGTAACAATCCAGGAAGCCGCCGCCTCTTTTATGGTACATTACAAAATAGAACAAGATTTTTACGACCTTAACACTGTCACTTCAGTATATAACCGTGTTAACGCTGATTTAAAAGATGCCGAAAGATTCCAACATAAACAAGAAAGACAAAAACAAACCCAAACCGGGTAAAGGTAAGCCAAGCGCCAGAGGTAAATTCAAAGGCGGCAAGGGGTTACCACGTGACCAGCAATCAAAACCAGGGCCTCAGCCAAAAAAACGCGAAAATATTGCCAAAAAAGTAAACGAACAGGCAAAAAAAAACGGGCGTAAAAAGGCTAATGTTTTGTTGCCAGTTATATACGTGCATCCGGAAAAAGAAGCAGACCCGGAAGAAATGTGTCAGGCTGAAATAAGCTATAAAGACAAAATGCTTGCCGTTCAAATGGGAAGGTTAGCTGAAAAAGGTTTCAATGATACCGAAATAATTAAACAGCTTGGCATTTCACGATCAACCTTTTATGATAAAATAAATGATAACCCGTATTTTGCATACAAATTATATGAAAAACGAGGTATAGCAGTGCAAATGGCAACATCTGCATTGCTACAAAACGTAACCGGGTTTGAATATATTGAAGAACAAATGGCCGGTAATGGCGTTGTAAGGCCAGTAATGAAGCGAAAGTTACCAGAAACAAAAGCCATTGAGTTCTTTTTAACAAATCGTGACCCTGAAAATTGGAAACGTAAAGTTGAGCAGGTACACAGTGCCGGTGCAGGTATGGAGGCTATTACATTTACTTTAAAGAAGCGGGAAGGTTAAATAAAATGTTAAATATTCGCATATATTTACAAATATTTGCATATATCTAAAAGATTGTATTATATTTGTGCCATAAACTTTAAAAACTATTCAACATGAAAACAGAAATTGAAAAATATGGCGCTTGTGAAGATGCTGTAACATTCCGTAAACAATATTCTTCATTTGAAGATGCTTGGCAAAATTGCCCACGTGGCGATTGGATGCTATGGATTGCAAAACGTTGTGGGGTCGATTTACAAACATTAACATTGGCTAAGGCTCTATGTGCTAAAACAGTACTTCATTTAATGAAAGACGAGAGAAGTATTAATGCTATTGAAGTTGCTGAAAAATTTTGGCGTGGTTTAGCTTCTAAAGAAGAATTAGCTGCTGCTGCTTATGCTGCTTATGCTGCTGCTGCTGATGCTGATGCTGCTGCTGCTGCTGCTGATGCTGATGCTGATGCTGATGCTGATGCTGATGCTGCTGCTGCTTATGCTGCTGATGCTGCTGCTGCTGCTGCTGATGCTGATGCTGATGCTGCTGCTGCTTATGCTGATGCTGCTGCTGCTTATGCTGCTTATGCTGCTGCTGCTGCTGCTGCTGCTGCTGCTGCTGCTGCTGATGCTGATGCTGATGCTGCTAGGAAAAAGAACCAAGAATTAACAGCTATTATTTGCCGTGAAATTCTTACAAAAGTAGTATTTGAAAAAATTTTACCTGTTTCTTGAATAGTTCAGGTAATACCCAATGAGCTGTATCAAGTGGGTTGAAAAAGCAGCAAGCCCGGTCGTGTGTTCTACATGCCGGGCTTTTGGGGTGAAAAAAGTATATATATGAAAACAATAGTATTTTTAGGCATAGCATTCAGGTTAATTGCGTTATTTTTTATAGCCATTTTAAGCACTTATTTACCTGAATGGATTAATAAAGTTGATCCTCATTTCCTCGGAGATTACCAGGGGACATATCATTATGAATGGGGAACTAGGCATTATTGGTTATCTACCCTAATGTGTTCGCTTTTTTTATTAGCTTTAGCTAATTTTATTATTGGTACTATTAAACTTATTAATAAGCATTACAAATGAAACAGAAAATTGAGTGCCTACTGGCGTGGCTAAAAGACCACCAACCGAAAGAATGGTTTAACATTAAAAAAGACGAAGACTAATGAAAAAAGGGTATTCCACGATTGACCGCGTTAAAGTAACATACAAGGGCGAAACAAAACTACTTAACCCAGGGCATAAGGTTTACCGGCTAAACCTACTTAATGGTACCGTAACAGTGGCAGAACTTATACCAGTGTATAAGGCTAAAAAGGTTCTTGGCATTAAGGTAGGTACCACTGATCAATTAGTTGGCTATATGATTGATGAACAAAAGCATTTCCATTATCTACCAGCATCGAGCCTTTACAATGCAATAAAATTGTTCAAGCAAGTTCACAACGACCTTATTAAAAAAGGTGAATTGACAATTATAACTAAAGCGTAGTGGAACGCGATTATTTAATAAAGCAAATACACGACCAACGCAAAGGCTTTGCATATCGATTTAACCTTTTAAAAACGTTAATAAAACTTGACAAAGGCAGGGCGCAAGAAATCATCAATAATTTTAACAAAGCGCATAATAAAAGGCAAATTTCATGAAAAGAATTAAACCAACTTATTACATAAAGAATGATCGTACCGTTTTGCAAAGCCTTGTGTTATTAGTTTTATTTATGGCCTGTATGTTTTCAGGGATATTTGTGGTAATGTTTTTAATTGACAAAATATTTATGTAATTTTAAAAACGTTCTTTATATCTTTCATACAAAAATGAAGAAAACCATTAAACCCCGTAATATACATTACGGGGTTTTTTGTTTTATATTTGTACCATGCAAATTCTTTTTGATGCTTTCTATTATACTGACGAATATTATGCGCGCATGCAGGCCGGGATAATAACCGAAGAAGATGCAGACATTTACAAGGATTGTGTTTTAAAACCAATACTATTAAATGTTAAATTAATTATTTCTGCAAAGCCAGCCGAAAAAGGTAAGGTAACAGAAGTTTGTGACGGGCAAAATGGTTATCTGCTTAATATTCCTTTTTCAGATTACGTTAAATTAGTTCCGCATGCCAGCGCCACCACATTGAAACAAAAATGGGCGAATTAGATTTTGACAATATTTCTTATAGTACACAATCTGCACCCACAAATGTAGCACTAGATTATAGCGACCCGCAGCAAGAAATACTTGAAACAACCGCAGACCGGGTTCTATTCCATTCTGGTATTGGTATTGGCAAAAGCCAGGTTATTGGCGTTTTGTCGTTTGACTTTATATTAAATAATCCAGAGGTACGGGGGTTCATTGGTGCTAACACTTACAACCAGTTAGCCAAATCTACATTAGACCGGGTTAAAAACGTTTGGGAAAAACAGTTTTGCCTTATTAAAGGGGTACACTATGTTGAAAACATACAGCCACCAAAAAACTTTAAACGCTTTGGTGCAGACTTATCATCTTATGAAAATACAATCAGCTTTCAAAATGGGGGGTTAATATTTACTGCCTCATTAGATAATTATAAAGTAATTGATGGAACAGAATTTGGATGGGCTTGCCTTGACGAAACAAAAGATACAAAAGAAGAAGCCGTTAAAGAAGTAATTATACAACGTTTACGCCAAAATGGTATGATGGTAGGATCAGACGGTACCGTGTATAAGACAGCCAAATATAATGCTCAAACTGGCCTAGTTGATGATATACTAAAAAGCAACTTGGCTGAAGGTGTTTGGTTTAAAGATGCTGAAGGTAAAATAATAAACCAAAAAGGGCATGAAATTAAAGGTTATAATCCGCTTTATATATTTACTTCCCCAGCTAAAGCAAAATGGTTAAGCGAATGGTTCCATCTTGATGATGATGCTGACGAAATTATTAAACACTGCCTAAGTGAAACAGACTATTACCGCAAGCGCAAAGGCCGCCAACTAGTAGTTATTGCCAGTAGTTACCATAATAAAAACAATTTGCCAGCCGGATTTATTGAAGGTATTCTTGACGACTTAGTAGGCAATCAGAATTTAATTGACATGCTTATTTACGGTTCCCCTTTTGGTAAAACAGGTGGGGAGTATTGCACAACATACAACCGTTTGAAGCATGTACTTGAATTTGAACCGTGGCCTGACGCTTCAATACATTTAACTTTTGACTTTAACGCGGTACCATATATGACAGGTCTGTGCTTGCAGTTAAAACTAAATGAAGAAACAGGGCGTTATCTGGTAAGATTTTTTGATGAATACTGCTTGGAAAACCCTAAAAACGATAGTGAAACTTTAAGCGAAGAAATAATAACATTTAATGAACCCCTGCTTGAAAACGGCATGTTTTATTATGGCGATTATTCAGGCGGAAATAAATCCACAGTCAGCAAGGACACCCGGGACAATTACCACGCCATTGAAAAGAAGTTTAAAAAGTGGTTATCCAATAAAAGCCGACGAGTAATAGTTAATACAGGTTTAGAATCACGCCGCCGGTTTTGTAATAAAGCCTTTGCTGGGAAGTTTCCGTTTGATATTGAAATTCATAAAAAGTGCAAGAATTTACGTGGCGATTTGGAATTTTGTAAAGAGGGGCCTGATGGTGGGATATTAAAATCAACAATAACCAAAAATGGTAAGACTTATCAAGAACATGGACATTGTTTCGTTGGCAGTACTTTAATAACCACTATTTCAGGTCAAAAAAGGATTGATCAAATTGAGGTTGGCGATTTAGTATTAACTAGGAAAGGCTATAAGCCTGTTTTAAAAGTTTTCAATAATGGCGTTAAAGAAGTTAAATCTTATTTCATTGGTGATAAAAAATTAACATGTACGCCAGATCATAAAATTTACACAAAAAACAAAGGTTTTACACGTGTATCGCTATTAATGCATAATAATATATTTTGTGTATTTGACGGAAAAAAAATAAGCGAGAAAGTTTTTTTTATCACCAATGAAAGAATTGTGAAAGAAGAATCGGTTTACGACTTAATGGTTAATGAAGAACACGAATACTTTGCTAATGGTATTTTAGTTCACAATTGCCTTGACGCGGCTTTATATGCCCTAACAAGTATGTTTAATAACTACTTTAAAGGGCAATAGTTAAAAATTTAATTTTAGTTATATTTGTATAACCAAAACAAATTTAGCCATGCCAGAATTCAAAGACGACCTTGCCATTTTTTTTGAAACCATAAAAAACAATTCCAGGCACCAGGATTATCAGCACGTAGTTGATTTAGCTAAAGACTATACCATTTATTCAACCGGTGAAGGGCTTGATGAAAAGTTAGAAATATTTGCGCCAAGCGAAACTCCTGAAATGCATAAACAGCGTGTTAATCTTACTATTGTAAATACAGCCGACATTTTAAATAGTTGTGTAAAGCCTTTAAACAAAGTAGGACGTACCCCTGCAATGAAGCATTTTGTTTGGGAAGGTAAAGATGCTATGACCACGGCTGAAAACAAAAGAAAAATACTTAAAATAGGGGATCATTTTTGGGGTAAACAAAGTGTTGAAAAGTATCTTGAAAAACGCATGGCTCAATTTGATAAAACGGATTGTAACAGCTTTTGTGTTATTGAATTCAAAGGTGCCACATTGCCAAACAAACCGGCTACAATTAAACCATATCCTTTTGAGGTTAATAGTACTGAAGCCGTAAATTATTTGTACAAAGACAATATTTTACAATGGTTAATAGTAAGGAATGATTTACTTATTGTTGATGACAAAGGTAAAATGAATAAGGGGGAGGTGCTTTATGCTTACTTTGAAAATCAAACAGTTAAAGCTACACAGGTTCATCATACAATGGTATCTCAATGGAAAGATGCGAATCCAAAATTTATTTTAATAGAAAAAAATACAGATTTATCAACCATTGTACGAGGTAACGTTTATTTATTTCCTACCGGCGAAAATAAAGATAGTTCTGAAAGATGGTACCAAATAACAGTAACAAATCATAATTTTGGGTTTGTGCCTGCATTTCGTTTCGGTAATAATATGGACGTATTAACCGATTACCGAACCTGTGTGCCGGTTGTTCATGCTGCAAAATGTTATTTTGAAGACAGCATTCAAACAATGTCGGAATTCAGCTTAACAAAAAGGTTACATACTTTCCCACAAAAATTTGCATACTTGCCAAAATGCGAAGGTTATGAATTTGATGGCAACCACATTGCCTGTAATAACGGAAGTACACCAGAAGGTAAGGTTTGTAAAAATTGTAACGGCAAAGGCACAGTTGTACATACAAGTTCAGCCGATTTAATTGGTATTAAAATGCCGGATGATTTAAAGGAAATGGTAAGCCTTGAAAACATGATGGCATATAAAGGCCCACCAATTGAGTTAGTTAAATTTCAAAAGGAATTTGGATTTGACGACATTAAGCGCTACGCATTGGGGGCTGTTTATAACAGTGGCACTTATGGCCATACCAAAGTTGTTAAAACGGCTACCGAAAATGAAATTGACCTGGAATCTGTATATGATGTTATAAAGGATTTTGCAGACCATTACAGCGAAGCGTACGTATTTATTTACGTGTGTATAGCAAAAGTTAATAGCATGGCCGAAAACCTTGTTGTAACGCATACATTCCCAAATGATTTCGCAATGGAGCCGCTTGATTACTTAATGGAAACGTTAGGTAAAGCAAATAAAAGCGGTGCAGCCAGCCACGTAATAAAAGCCATAAACAATAAAATAAATAAAAAGGTTTATGCTGACGAACCGCGCCAAATACTTAAAATTGAAACCCAAGACAAATACCAACCGTTCCAAGGCAAAACTATTGACGAAATTAATTTTATTTTGGCAAGTGAATTAACCACGCAATATAACAAGGTTCTGCATACGCATTTCAATTTAATATTTAGCGAACTTGAATATGAATTCAGTAGTAAAAATATTGACTTTTATGAACTGGCTGAAGCCTTACAGCGTACAGCAATTAAAGCAAAGGTAAACGCCATGT